CATATTCTTTCACTGTTTTTGGTCTATATTTTTCTACCCATAAATCTTTCATATGTGTTATATTACAGAAGTTTCCTTCGCTTGTCTATATAATTGTTCCGTGGCCATGTTTTTACCCTTGGCCTCTACCTGTATGTCGAAGTTTTCCGAGAATGACAGTGCCCAGTCATTTACCTTTGTGTTTGGTAATAGGTCCGAGTGTGCCCGCAGTTTCTGTTTCTTGCAACCACGTTCTAGCAACATCTTGATGTCATGCATCTCCGTGTGTGTTCGATCGCCAAGTCCTGCCACTGCAAGGTGTTCGTCCCTGGAATATGAGTAGTGCATACTCGGTCTCACACCACGCCAACTGTCTATGACTCTTTTGACTCTGTCATCTGTTGCTTCAATGTATTCCTCATCTCTGATCCAATGGTGATGTATGTCTAGAACCAATGCTAGATCCTTTTCAAGTTCGAGACTTTTTTCTAGTCCATGTCCCATCTCGTCATTCTCGATCGTGATCAGGTTCCTTGCTTCTGGTGACAGCCTAGGTAATGCTTTCTTGATTCCTTCTGGTCCTTGCCTGCCTGAGATGTGTACATTGATCTTGCAACCGTCTTGGAAACTTTTGCCAAATCCCATCCAACGTGCCATGTCCGCATGGTATTCAAATTCTTCTATGCTACGTTCAACGATGTCCGGTGTGTCACTGGCCAGCACACAGAACTGTCCTGGATGGAAACTGATCTTTACGTCCAGCGTCCTCGCCATCTCACCAACGGGTGCGAATAGATTCTCTAAATGACTTTGTATGTGAGCCTGTTGCCACCAACTTTTCCAGTCCTTCTCGGTGTAGCCTTGTAGCATCTCTGAACCCAGCCGGACCATCCTACGTTCAGGTGGTAGACTACCAACACGTTGTATTAATCTACGTGCGGCTGTTGTGTTGTGAGTCATGATATCCCACTGTCTCTGTTCGGCCTCGTCCTTGTGTTCGCGAAGCCAACGCATGGTTGTACTTCTGCCGTTCAGCTCTCTGTCTTTGGCGTTCACTTTCATGCCGCCAAACTCTGATTCGTTGTTGAGCCATTTGCAACAGAAACCAAAACGTTGTACCATGTTTATATTATAACAGATATTTTTGATATGTCTACTCTTCTAACAGTGTCTGCATCATTGCCCAGTGGCCTATGACATTGCTACAATCTAATTTGAAGCCAAATTCTCTGTCGATGTCTCGTAAGATCTTGTTGGCTTTGGCCATGCTCAAGCCTGCGTTGGCTGGTAATTGCAACGCATTTATAGTTTTCCTTCTTAGTGCTGTGGCCGCCTGTACCCTGTGCCATCCGTCTGTGAGCAGGTAGTATCCGGAATCTTTTATTGGTGTGACCAGTATAGGATCCCAAGCGCCTTGCTTCTTAAGTTTGTTGATCCATGTCCTCTTTTCTTTATTCAAGGGTCGTTCAACACCTAGACCCATGTCGGCCATGGTCACTAACTTTTTGATTTCTACCTGTACTTTTTTGATCTTAATCCGTTTCATAGTCTATTGAATTAATATCTGTTATTATCTGCCATTCCGACCCTTTGGGCAATGGCTTCCTTTGCGGATAGTCATTGACATCCGATATTTCCCTGTATTTGTTTGCACAAGGTGGACCACAGAATGGTCTAATGATTCTCTTGTCATATTTTGTGTCGTGTAGGCTGTCGTACCAGTATATTGCGTTGAAGAATTGTTTGTTACAGACGTAACAGGTGTGCAGTTTAGTCATTACCCGGCAGTGAAGTCATTTGTTTCATGCCGCCTGTGTTGACGTAACCAGCCTGCCTGTTGTTAAAGTCTGGTTCATCTTCGGATGTCAGCAGTATGTCATTCTCGTCGATCATCCTGACCTCAAGTTCCACATCATTTTTCTTGACCTTGAGTGCCCTAGACCATCTGCCGTGTGCGACAAGTACCCACTCGCCGACTTTGACATCGTCCTGTTGATCGCCCACTGCGTACACCTTTGCCCATCTTGGGTGTATGCCCGCTTCTGTACCGTCGTCGTCAAGTAAAATGATTCCACCCTTTGATTTTGTTGCTCCAAACTGCATGTCTGAAACCAACACTCTTTTTTTCAGTGGTGTGATATCGTAGTCAACGGTATATTGCTTTCCACCGTGTGATCCAAATCCTTTTGTTTGTAGGTCTTCTATCTGTCCCATATAGAAGTATTATACTAGAATTATTCCAAGCCGTCAAGAGCGGCGTCAATACCTTTTTTGTCGGTGGTAGTTGTAGTTTTTGGCTTGAACACTTCCACTTTCTTAGGCTCTTCTGGGGCTATTACTTTTTTCGGTACCACTTTGGTCACTTGTGGTTTTGTTTCAATCGGGCTCATTTTTTGCATTTTTGTTTGTACAGGTTCCGATGCTACACGCCTTGGCGGTGTAGGTTTTGCTCTTGCTGGAGTGTCATCAACACGACCACGTGGTTGTTCATAGTATTTTTGAATAACCTTTGCTTTTTCAGATAAAATTTTTCCACCTGCTCCCAACACATCTCCTCTTGCGTTGACATTCATGTTACCAACTGCCTGCACTGATTCGTTGGCCGCTCTAAGTTTCTCTATGTCCACCATACGTCCCTGCATGGTTCTGTACATTCTTTTTCTGGGTGCTTTTGCTACCATATTATATGCTCCTATATTGATTACTTATCATCTCAAGAATTCGGTGATATCCAAATTGTACAGCATGGGATTGATCTTGTGTACTCCGATCAAGAATAAACAGAAACTGGCCACACTTGAACCTCTGCCCACACCCCAAACTACATTGTTGGCTCGGAGAGTATCCACAAAGTAGATCAGGAACTGTAAAACTTTGACAAAACTTTTCTTTTCAAATAGATCATATTCCGTCTGCACCCTCATTTTCTCTTCGTCGTTTTGACATCTATCAAGCAACCATTGTAGGACATTAATTTGGTAATACTTCTCAGGCATGTGCCAGTTGTCACAGTTTTGATTGTCAAATTCCTGTAACGGACCTCGTTCGGGCACCTTGTTCAACGGTGGCAGTGAAAGTGCCAGGTCATTTACCGTGTTGTTGTACTGTTCGGTAGATTCAAAGAACAATCTTGATATGTCAAATTGGGGATCTGTGTAGAGTAAATCTATTGCGTCCTGCTCTGTGTAGATGCAGTCACCGTGTTCATTTGTTTTTATCTTTGCCACCATCTAAAACCTTTGGATTGAATTCAAATATTTTAGCATGTTCCTGGTGCTTCTTGTCAACTGTTGTTTTGGAATTGTCCCAACTGAAGTGTCCTGTATAGATGCCTTTTGCATATTCGTGATCATAAGTTGCAGTATCTGGTCTCAACCACCATGGGTCAAACTTTTGATATTTTTTACTAAACCAATACTTTTGATCTAATAATAACAGTTCGGGTGAGTTCTTGTCAACCGTATAGGTAATACCATCTCCCTGCCAACTGCTCAGCTCTAGATGATTTATAACAATTTTACTTTCCAAAATTGAATTTGCTTTGCAAAAACAAACTGCGGCCATGATCTGATCATAGGGTGGTTTTGGCAATTCCACAAACCTGTTGTTGGTCTTTTTTTTCAGTATTGCATACAAAGGCTCATCTCTCCAAGTGGTAATTGTGTTTGCAAAAACCCTTTCAAATAAATTTTTGCACCTTTCGAAATAATCTGATTGTTCTTTTAGGTTTGCCGTGTGAGCCGATATGAAAATATTTACATCATATTCGTTGGGAAATAATTCACCGTCCACGATTATGATTGACTTGAATTTGGTCTTCCAACTGAATTGATTTGACATCAACAATACTTACTATTCTATGTTGATCAAATCTCCAAGATCTGGTTCGTTGCGAGCTTTTTTTATGTTCTTGTGCCACGCCTCGATACGTCTCTGTCTGATTGCATCTTGATAGGTTTGCAGGGCCATATTAAGGTTGGCCAACATTTCGGGATTGCGTCCTCTCCTTGCTATGGCTACTTTGCGAGATAACTCTTTTATTCTCTTCGAGATATCCTCATCGCTCATGTTGCCTATTTCTTCTTGTAATGGATGAAAATACATCACTACCTCCTATTAGATGTAGTTGGCTCCCAGCTCGTGCATCAATATTGTTGTGCCATTATCTGGAGTTAAAAATTCGTATAAATGTCTGCCAGAAGTGGGTACAGTGATTGTGTCTGAACTTCCATCGCCCCCTGACACATTTCCTGCTACCAAAACCGCTGTCGGCAATGTTATAGTGTGTGCGGTGCTGGCAACAGTGACATCTAAAATAATTTTTCCTAATTGGTTTGCGGCTGGTAAATTTGTGAATGACAAAGTTATAGCACCGTTAGTTGTCAAAGTTTGATAATGTCCATTGGCATGATTAAGAAGTATGGCACCAGATGTAGTTCCGTGTGCATAAACTGTTTCGCTTGTATTTTTAAATTTTGCTTGAATGACTTCATTATTTGAAAAATCACTAGAGGCATTCAAACTTGCTTTGTTAGTCTGTAATAATTCAATCTCTGTTTTTGCTTCTGTAAAATTATTTTGGATAGCACCAAAATTATCTCTAAAACCTTGAGAACTGTTGTCCTGTCCTGCTTTAGGATAAGTTGCGTCTATATTACCTGGTATAATGTTACTGGCCATTAAAATATTCCTTTGCCGTTAAATTTAAGATATTTATCGTTGGCTCTGTCCACAGTAATTATTGTGCCATCAGCAGGTGCACTTTTCACAAATGTGATCGTGGTTTTAAGTGTGGTAGTGTTGTGTGTTAATTCTATTCCAAATTCATGATCAGCGGAACGTAAATCGCTGTCCGCTTCCAAAGAACCATCGGCTTTGATGCTGTACCCTACATATACCCTGTTAGACCCTTCTTTTACCAATATATCTTGTTCATGCACAATTTCATCAAGCACAAATTGTGTGGTAGAACCATCTCCAATAAATCGTGCTGGTGTGACTTTGCTTTTTGTAACTTTATATCTGTCAATAATGAAATCTATGTTTCGAAATATCAAACCTTTGTCATTGATACGTTTTTTCAATAAAGCACCTGTTCCTGGTTTGCAAAAACAAATGACAACTGCCGGAACCCAACCCAACGGTGCAGAGTCGCCTGACTGGATTGTTCTCATCCATAAAGGTAAATGTGTCCATTCTTTGTGCCCCAAACTTTTCATTCTTGATCGCATGTTTGCCAATGCGTTTGGATAAAGTTTTGACATGAAATCTAAGTCTGCACTCAATTGATTTGCATATCTTAATTTTGATCCAGATGTGCTGAATGCCAACCCACTTCTGTGTGTCACTTCATAAACATCGGTGTCTGCTGTGATTTCTGTCGTGCCTGCCCTAGGTCCTAACATTGGTTTTTGTACATCTGTCCTGACATTTATAGAATTGCTTACAGCAATGCCGTCGTTATTGACCATTTTGTCTGTCAAGTCTAAGTAGACAACTTCGTATTTGGTCTTTCCATTTTCTTTTGCCACCGCTGTCTTCACATCGCCGAAGTAAATTGTTTTTGGGGAATGGTTTTGTTCCATTTGATTTTGGAAAGTTGTCAATGTTTGTGCTTCTAAACCTGCCATCATTAACATTTCTGGTTTGGATTTCATACCAAAATTGCTGTCTTCACCTCTGTAAATGTATTGTGATGAATTAATGTTTGGATCCTGAGCAAGATTGTAAAAAATATTTTGATCGATCAAACTAGTGGCTTGCCCCGTCATTGATCCATATTCTATTGTGGTAAAAGGTATGTCTACATTTAAAGTGAATTCTTTAGTTGTCGCTGTTTCTTGATACTGATCGCTTACTGTCACTGTGAAAGTGAATGAAGTTGTTGAATCTGTAAAATCGTCTTTGTCTATGGTACCGATCAAATTGCCTTGAGGGGATAATGTAATTCCTGTTGGTAAAGATCCTGCAGTCACACTGTAGTTCAACACCCTGTTTGTCTCCTCGGCAACTGCTTCTATGGACAGCATACTATTAATACCGGCAGTGAGTGTGCCTGCGTTGCTTGGGGTTGTAAATGCTATTCCAATGTCGATATCGCCTATCACTTTCATGGTGAAAGTTTGATCTGTGAAAACATTGATTCCCGTGCTGACCACTCGATTTGCTCTGATAGTGAATGTGTAGTCGGTTTCTACAGCGGTTTGTCTTTGGAGAGTTCCGGATATTTCTCCATTATTGCCGTTTAAAGTCAATCCTGATGGCAATGCACCTGACTGGAGGGAGTATTCCAAGTCACTCTGAAGTGGATCAAAATCTTCCACATCAATTATAATCACACACTGATTGTCATGTCTAAATGTTCCAAGATCACTGGCTGTCTTGAACACCGGTCTTCTGTTGGAACTGAAATCAACAGTTAAACTACTGCCACCGACTGTGTTCATATCTGCTGTAATTTGTGAATTTGATACTCGCCAATAATCTGCTGAATAAACAAAAATAGAATTGTTTTGTTCAATTACACTGGTTCCGTCCGAAACACGCACAACAAAATCAAAACTTTTGCTTATGCTTCTGGTGTTTACAGTAAGGTCATAGACTACCCGGTCAAAACTTTCTGCCGAGTTGTCGTAGCCTCCTCGCGGAACTGCAAATTGATCCTCTGTCAATTGCACTATGCCCGATAAGAGTCCTGCTGAACTCATTGAAACACCTGGCGGGAGTTCTCCTTTGACCACTTCATAAACCAATTGTTGTCCTGCTCTCGTATCAGAGTCGGTAGCGGCCATTTGAAAATTAATTTTCGAACCATCCAATATCCAATACAAACCCACCCTGGTAGAATCATCAAGTTGTAGTTGTCCCGATGCTGTTGTAAATGCTGGGGAATCCGCTCCCTCTATGTCGAGGTAAAATGTTCTGTCTGTGATTTGAGTTCCGGCCGTGGCACGAACAACAAAGGTGTACCTGGTTCTTTTGGCAACTTCAGCCGGAGTACCTGTCAAGAGCCCGTCTGTGGTGACCTCCATTCCTGCTGGTAGGTTCCCTGCTATCACGGAGTAAGTGATGGCCGTTGAATCACCTAGTTCTACAGGATCATTTGCTTCCAATTGCAATGAAAAGGATGCCTGTTCGTCTATAGTCGCTAGTTTCCCTGCTGTGGTGGTCCACACCGGTGTTGCCATTAAATCTTACTCCTTCACCAGTATTTATTAGGATTATGATGCGTTAAAATAAGGTATTACGTATTCAGTGCCGCCCAAATTAATTTTGAGATAGCCAACAGGTCTGATTTCGTTGGCAGAATCTAATGGTAGATGTGTTGCGGCTCCCACTGCACCTACAGTCATTTGTGTTTGTGGATTATTAAGTCGTATTGTTCCTGTACCATTAGTTTCTAACACAAGGTCTGTGTTCGTGGTGTTTTGTATAATCTTTGCACCCGAGTCCAGAATTAATTCACTTTGTACTGCTACGTCAACGGCGGCCAGTTCATTTGTGACAGCCACATAGTTTCCGTTAAGAGTTATACTTCCTGTTCCATCTGGAGTGATGTTAATTCCGCCATTGGTGTTTGTTGCTGTGATGGCATTACCGTCGATTCTTATATTGTCCACATTGAGTTGACCTGTGGTTGTCTGTGTTCCTGCGTGTGTTACTGGACCTGTTAGAACTATAGCACCTGTTCCTGCGGGATCAATGTTGATATCACCGTTTGTGTCTGTTGAGATAGTTCCGTCTGCTGATATGTTTAGGTCGCCTACATTGAAAGTTCCTGTTGTCAAAGAACCACTGACAGTGGTGTTACCTGTTGTGACAACGTCTGCTGTGGTTGTTGTTCCACTCACATTCATGCCGCCTTGTACGTTTATTGCTTCGCCGAATGTGACTGCTGTTGAATCTTCTGAAGTTATTTTACCTTTGTTTATTCCTGTGCCTAAGATTTTTATTCCATTTAAAATAACAGCACCAGATCCTGCCGAATTGATGTTTAAATCATCATCGGATCGCGTTGCCGTGATCTCATTGTCTTTTATTCTTACACCGTCGACATCTAACTGACCAGTTATCGTATGTGTGCCAGTGGTAGTAATGCCCACAGTGGTCAATGTACCTTCAATGTTTGCTGTGCCGTCGACATTTAGTCCTTCGTTGATGTTGATAGTTGAACTGTCATCGGCAGTGATAGATGTACCTGCAAATCTCAATCCACTTGCCACAACTCCACCTGTTCCGCCCGGAGTCAAGTTGATGTCGGCATTCGATGCCGAAGTGATTGAGTTGTCATTGAAAATCAAGTTGTCGATGTTTACACCACCGGTTCCGTTACCTGTAATGTTCAAAGATCCGTTAGTGGTGTTTGTTGTGATTGTTGTTCCGTCTATCTGAACTTGATCTGCTTCGAACACACCAACAACTTTGGTTTGGTCGCTGGCCGCGTTACCAAGGTTGATGTTTCCGTTTGCAAAAATGTTTCCTGTTGCTGTGATATTTCCCGATGCTGTGATGTTTCCACCCACATCTAGATTTTCATTAATCTGTATCTGTGAACTGTCGTCTGAAGTGATAGAAGTTCCGTGTATCCTCACTGCACCTGCTACCACGTCTCCTGTACCTGATCCAGATAACACCAAATCTGCATTTGATTCGTTTGCGGATATCTGGTTGCCCGATATTGTTACCTGTGCTGTAGCCGGTGAAGCGTTGTATAATTCTGTAAAATTGCTATTGATCTTATCAAATGCTGTTCTTAACGGATCACCTGTTCCGTCATTTGAATTGCTTCCGATGTTGATATTTTGTTTTGCCATGCTTTATATAGTTCCTTTGTGCTGTATTTATTTGAGATTCTATAAACCGAATGTAATTTAAACGTTGACTAATGTTCTCACAAACTTGTATGCGGTGCTATCGGAACTGATCGGAACCACACGAACACGCAAACTGCCGGAATCTATGTCTGCCGTGAACGTTGCCATTGAACTACCGGTGGAACTCACGGAAGTGTCTGTGATGTAGGCGTTTGTGCCGTCATGTGTGACATAGATAGAGTGCAATGCAAATCTTGTGTTTGTTGTGTCTGATATGGATACCTCGTACTTGGCGCTTCTATAAGATGCTATCGCCCATGTGTCCAGGTTGGCTATCGTTGAACTCGACGTGGTGGCTTCTCCGTCACCTATGTCACCCCTGGTCAGTGCTGTGACCCCTGTGATACCACCCGACACGGTCAACGCACCGGAAATGTTCACGGCATCGTTGATCTGTATCGCCGACGAATCCGTTGAACTGATTGTGTTGGTGTCGATAACGTTTGCACTTAATGAACCATTGACATTCAAACTGTCAGAAACCTGTATGGCCGTTGAATCTGAAGAACTTATGGTGTTTGTGTCGATTGTGTCAACACTCAAGGTGCCTGAAACATTTAGATTGTCGCTGACCAACACTGCCGAACTGTCGTCACTGCTGATGGTGTTCACGTTCAATGTTTCGTTGATCTTGATCGAACTTGAATCATCTGAACTGATGGTTGTGCCGTTAATTCTTATTGCACCTGCCACGATGTTTCCTGTCCCTGCCGCACCCAAAATCAGATCATCATTTGATCTTGTTGCTTCTATGTGATTGTCCCTGATCTGTATGCCTTCGAATTCTATCACACCTGTACCGTTTGCAGTGAGTTTTAGATTGGCGTTTGATTGGGCTGTGGTGATTTGATTTCCGTCGATGGTGATCTGCGATGTGACCGGAGATGCCGCGTACAGTTCTGTGAAGTTTGCATTAACAGATATGAATGCTGATCTTAGATCATCACCTGTTCCGTCGTTTGCGTTAGATCCTACGTTAATTACTGTCTGTGCCATATTAGATCGCCTGTAATACTAGTTTTTTCCATATCGCAGTGGAACCGTCGTAGTTGGCTGTGCAAACATAAAGATTTGTTCCATCATAAGATATTGATCCTGCCCTGTCCCCCGTGTTTCCCACTGCGGTGGCAGTTTTTGTTGTGTTAATAATAATTCTGTCATCGTTTACGACCACATTACCTGTGCCATTTACTCCCAGTGTAAGGTCAGCATTGGTATTCAAAGGCGTAATTGTGGTATCAGATATCTGTAAATTGTCTATTTCAACGTTACCTGTGCCGTTGGGTTGTACCTTAATGTCACCATTGGTCACACTTGTGGTCAATAAACCGGTGTCACCGTCACCAACCAAAGAGTAAACTTCGGTGAAATTGGTGTTGATCTTGTTCATAGCGGTACGTAAAGTATCGCCTGTAGCCGGGTTTCCCTCTATTCCTGTGTCTATGTTTAATCTAGCCATATATCGATAATACATATTTATTAAATAAAATTGATGTTTGTCGAAACATTAAAAACTATGAGATTGTACGAACGCCAGTCAAAACTGGGCATTTACCATACCTTCCATCGAAAAAATACAATATACGTTTTCAAGTGTGATTCATGTGGATCTCAGTTTTACCGAGAACGTGCCAAAGTGGATCCTGCAAGGGCCACAAACGATTTCAAACACGTTTGTTCCTACTGTGATATCAAAAAGTTTGCACAGGCTCAGGGCGTTAAAATGCGTGGGGTGTACAAATTAGATTGCTCTAGTACATATACACTTTAATATTTTATCCAGTTGATTTGGCCTCGCTGGCCCTCAATCCAGCGTTTAAGATCCGCATATATTCCAACGGCTATGTTTGGTTGGTCAAAATAGTGACGGATGAAAGGATTTAATTCCAAATATTCTTTCCTGTTTATAAAATAAAAATTTGTTTTAGGATAACGTCTGAATGTTTGCCTTAAATGATACAACCATTCGTATTTCAAATATGCTTTCATACTCATCCTGTAGGGATAATTGGGTGTGTTTTTATAGATGTTGTTTTGTTCTCGACTAGAGGTTCCTTCCTGATACTCCCATTGTTTTGCACCCAAAATGTCAAATGCCAAAATTACAACATTCTTGACGCCTGACTCGGCGGCTAACAAAACAGCAGAACATCCTGATCCTTTACAAGTTGCAAAATCAATTGTTCTTATCTTACCACCTTTTTTTATGTCACCCCCTCTCCAAATCCTGTAAATTTTCAAACCCTTTGGTATGTCATTTTCTGTGTCGCCAGGAATGATATAATTCCAATCAACGGTATGTTCGATGTTGTATATTTTCACATTGGGATTTTCTTTCCTATCCCAATTGGCCAGTTCCTCGGTCATCTCTGGACTAACTGCAACTATGTTATCACACAAAGAAGGATGATCTCTATAAATGGCGTTACATCCCCAAATGTGTCCGTTGCCCTTTAATGCGTCTATGGGAAATATATTTCTGGATTCACCGTTGCCAATAACGAAAGCCGTGTCCATCAAACCCCGAATGATTCTCCGCATCCACAAGAGGATGTTGAGTTGGGATTTACAATAGAAAATTGTGATCCAAATGTTTCTTCGATCCAGTCTATCTTGGTGCCTGCAACGTACAACATGGAGGTCTCGTCCACTACAAAACGTCCTGTGCCCCAGTCTGCTATCTCGTCGTCCTTACCGATATCTTCTTTATTGTCAATAAACCCCCAGTCGTATTTGAAACCCGCACAACCGCCACCCTGCACCGCCAGGCTGACAGCATACTTGTCTGGGTTTTTTTCAAGCAAACGTTCCATTTGTGCTTTTGCCGAATCTGTAATGTCAAACCATTTCATACTATTAATTATCTCTCATTTCTGCCGCTGTTTTGTATTCCCACCGACATCCAGAATTTCGTTGCATCTCGTTTGACTTCAAAACTCATGTAGGCATTCTGATCCTCCCAGTGGTTGTTTGGATTTTCTATTTCGCCTGCAGGTTCGAACCACCAACCCCACTTGCCT